GATGCGGTCAGCGCTCAGGAAGCGACCGCGAGGCTGGATCGCCTGAAAGCGGTCGAGGTTCTTGAACACGTTCGGGGCGCGCTTGGCGCGGCTTTGATGGCGGGCAAGGCTTCTCAAGCCATGCTCGGGCACAACCACGAGGTCGTCTAACAAGCGTCTAACAAGAATTCCCTGCATTGACAGGGGTTAGTCGGCGTCCTTCGGGGCGCTTTTTTCATTTGCGGTAGCGCCCGAGGGCGTCGCAAGGAGGTTGAAAATGGCAGTTGTCGGTAGCGCCTCACCAGGCGTCGATGACCTTAATCTCGACGGTTTCGAGGCGTTCGCGTCTCAGGAATTGGACGCCGAAGACGGCATCAATCGAGAGCAAGACACCGAGACGGTTGATGGTCCTTACGAGGGTAGCCCAGAGGCCGACGAGGGGGCAGAAGAGCAGCCAGAAGGCGATGACGCCGAAGGTTCTGAAGCCGAGGACGAGGAATCGTCCGAATCCGAAGACGATGCGACTGAAGCCGAGGGCGAAGAGAGTCCAGAACAGGCCGAGGGCGATGATCTTGAAGACTTTGTCGAATGGGAACATCCCCAGCACGGCCCGATCCGGGTAGCTCTTGACGAACTCCGTGACGGTTACATGCGGACCGAGGATTACACGCGGAAAACCACGTCGTTGAGTGACGAGGCCCGCGCACTCCAGAACCGCGCGCAAGAATGGGAGCGCACGAAGGAACAGGAGTTGCTGTTTCTACAGGCCAACACGCCTCAGAAACCGCAATGGGATTCGGATGATCCAATCGGATCGGCTGAAGCTCAGCACCAGTATGAAGCTGTGATGCAACAGCGCGCCGCTTTCTTGCAACAGCATGAACAGCGACACGCCCACGCTCAACAGCAATACGCGGCTGAGCAAGCGGCATTGCTTCCCCGACGCATCCCTGAATGGGCGACGCCGGAAGTGGCAAGCCGCGAAAAGGCCGGCGTTCGGGACATGCTTTTGTCGTCGGGGTACACCCAGGATGAAGTCAACGGTTTGGCTGATAGCCGCGCCGTCGTCATCGCCCGAAAGGCGTATCTCTATGACCAGGTAATGGCCGAACGGAAATCCAAAACATCGATCGCGAAGAAGAAGGTGGCCGCAAAGCCGCCGGTTCCCGTGCGGTCGGCTGGTCCCGCTCCGAAGCCGAAAGGCGATCCCAAGAAAGCGCGCCTTGTGAAAGCACACCGCCAGAAGGGCAGTGCTGAATCAATGGCGGACATTCTCATGGCTGACATGATGAAGTAACCCTTCGGCGGAGGACATAAGGAGCCTTGAAATGGCTGTCCCCTCCGGAACGACTACCACGTTCGACCTCACGGGCGTTCGTGAAGACCTGAGTAACTTGATATTTAACATCTCACCAACGGAAACTCCCGCAGTGAGTAACATGAAGAAGGGCACCGCAACCAGCACCTACCATGAGTAAATAGCTTGCTCATGTAAAATCTGGCTATATGCTGGGAAGCCCTTAGAGCCCGTGAGCCTAAACAGTAGTTGGAAACGACAAGCTGCATGGTTTGAACAGTCACGGGATTGGGTAATCAGCAGGGAAGGCCGCTAAATCTTCGGACAAGCGGAACCCTCAGAGGCTAATACGCCAGACGCGCCACTTGTGGCGTGATGATAGAGTCCGACCTTGCGGGAAACCGCAAGAGGTGCCGAAGTGAAGTAGGCGCCCGCCACGAAAGTGGTCAGTAGAGGCCGGGAGTCCTCGAAAGTAACAGATTGGGCAGACCGACTCCCTCGCCGCCGCCGCGTCGAATTCTCATCTCGACGGCGACGATTCGAGCCCGAATACCATTCAGGCGACTTCGCGCCTTGGCAACTACACGCAGATCCTGAAAAAGACCGTCCAGGTTTCCGGCACTTCCGACGCCGTGAACAAAGCCGGTCGGGCGAAGGAACTCGCGTATCAGATGTCCAAGCGCTCGAAGGAGCTGAAGCGCGATCTTGAGCTTTCGGTGACGCAGAACAGTGCGGCGGTTGCCGGCAGTTCCGCGACGGCTCGCGCCATGGCGGGTATGGAAACGTGGATCGCGTCCAACAAGGACAATTATACCGACGGCACCACGCCGGTAACGTCCTCGGGCGCTCCGACCACTGCTCCGACCGACGGCACCACCGTTCGGACCTTGACCGAGGCTCAACTGAAGACCGTTCTTGCTTCGGCTTGGGACGCGGGCGGTGATCCGTCGACCTTCATGGTGGGTTCGTTCAACAAGCAGCAGGCTTCGACCTTCTCCGGCATCGCGACGTTGTATCGCGACACCGCGCCGAAGGTCGGTCAGACGCAGATTATCGGCGCCGCCGATGTCTATGTCAGCGACTTCGGTCAGCTTGCGATCGTCCCCGACCGCTTCATGCGGGGTCGGACGGGCTTGGTGGTCGATTGGGATTACTGGAAGCTTTGCCCGCTGTCTGGGCGTTCGTTCAAGCAAGAGCGCTTGGCGAAGACCGGCGATTCCGAGAAGCGCCACATTGTAGGGGAATATACCCTTGAATGCTGCAACGAGGCCGCAAGCGGTAAGATCGCGGACCTCGCCGTAGCTTAGGGGTACACCCTACGGCTTGCGCGTAACCATGGGCGGGGGGCTTCGGCCCCCCGTTTCCTTTGGAGAAATCATGACCGACAAACGCTTGATTGATATCGACCCGTTGACCGGGATTCAGACTTGGTACGTTAATGAATCCACCGATGGAAACGAGTTCCAGGTTCACGAAGTTCAGGACGTGACCGGCATTCTGGAGGCCAACAAATATCAGGCCAACGAGGGTCACGGCGGATGGAGTGAAAGCCGAGATTTCCGCAAGGTCGGCACCATCCCCCTCACGATTATCCAGCAATGGAAAACCGAGAAGGGCATTGACGTTTTCAACAAAGACCATTGGCCGGCGGTCAAGCGACTGTTGAACGATTCCGATTGGCGGCATTTGCGGAGCGCCCATTGGAACGTATGATCCAAGCGCGCCAGTTGGTCGAGGCGGGTGACCCGACCGGCGCGTTGAGCCTCTATGAGAGTTATCTGAACGATCACCCCAATGACGCCGAATGCCTGTATTGCATGGGGGCGGCGCTGTTCGACCACGGCAACCTCGGCGTTGCGTTTCAAATGTTCCAGCAATCGATGCGGATCGCGCCTGAAAAGGCCGCGCCGTACAATGGGATTGGCCGATGCCTCTATGCCTGGCATCAACACGAGCGCGCGGCTGAATTCTACGCCAAGGCTCTTGAAAGAGACCCGGATTACAAATTCGCGCTATCGAACATGGGCACCGTTCTTCACTCGATGGGGCGGCATGACGAGGCGCTGGAATTTTACCACCGCGCCATTGAGATCGACCCGAATTCCCCCGACACGCTCGGCAATCTGGGCATGGTCTACATGACCAAGGGAGATTGGGAAAACGGCTGGCGCTGCATGCATTCCCATGTGGGGCAGCCCGAGCGTCCCGAGCGGTTTTTCGGCGACGCGGAGATGTGGATCGACGGCGACTTCGACCGGCTAGTTGTCTATGGCGAGCAAGGCGTCGGCGATGAGGTTTATTTTGCCGCCCTGCTACATGAATTGGAGGGGCGCGATGTCGTTCTGGAAACCAACCCAAAGCTAGCTGGGTTGTTTCAAAGATCGTTCCCATGGCTGAAGGTTCGCGGCACTCGATATCAGACTGATAAGCCCTGGCTGGCGGATTTCAGCCCGACGCATAAGATCCCGATTTCATCCTTGCCGATGCATTTCTGGGACAAGCCGGACGATTGCCCGCGCAAGCCGTATCTGACCGCATGCCCCGAGCGGCGGAAGATGGCGCGGGCGCTTTTGGATGATTTACCGGGACGGAAAATCGGGCTGGCCTGGACAGGCGGCTTTGCGAAGGGCGCGGGATACGAGAGGCAGGTTGATGCTCAGTGGCTATTGGAGAAATTGGGGGTGTCCCCGTTCACAGACGGGCCGGACGTTACGTTCATCTCTCTCCAGTACAAAGAGCCACCCCTCGTTCCTGGGATTATCCATTGGCCGTTTATGGTCGAAACGCCGGACTATGACGAAACGGCGGCGCTAGTCGCCGAATTGGATGCGGTGATTTCGGTTCCAACCTCGGTGATTAACCTTGCCGGCGCGCTCGGCACGCCGACGTGGGTTTTACTGCCGAAGGACTATCACCATTGGCGTTATGGAATAAACGAGGCCACGCACCCCTGGTTTGGCTGCGTGAACGTCGTTCATGAGCCGTGGGATTTGAAATCGGTATTGGAGGCGACGAATGGCACTCGCGAATTACGGGCAGCTTAAAACGTCGATTGGCGCTGAACTGGCGCGAGATGGCGACACGGATTTCACGGCCAAGGTGCCGGATTTTGTCCGATTGTTCGAGGTCAATATCCAGCGGGATCTTCTGCATCGCCGGCAACAAACGAGCGAGACAATCGCGCTCGCGGCTAGCGGGACCAGCCTCACGCTGCCCACCGATTTCCTGAGCGCCGAGGCGGTGATATTGCAATCGACGCCACTGAAGGCGCTGGTGAGCAAAACGATCTTTGACTTGTTCCAGGAATATCCAAACACAACGACGGCCCAGCCGGTGGCCTATGCGATCCAGGGCGGGGATATGCTCATTCGCCCGCCGTCGGATGCCGCCTATAACGTCGAATTGCACTATTACCAGGCTCTAACGGCGTTGGCGGACGACGCGGACACGAATTGGCTTTTGACCAATTACCCGGATGTCTACCTCTACGGCTCTCTGGTGCATTCCGCGCCGTATCTTGAAGATGACGCGCGGCTCCAAGTGTGGATAGGCCTCTATGACAGGGCGGTCGGGGCGTTGAAAGGTGAAAGCGCGCGGGCGATCTACAGTGGTTCGCCGATCAAGACTCAGCTTGACGTGGTGGTCGTATGATCCCGGCCCCGACTGGTAAGGCCTGGGAGCAATGGGCGTGGTCCGTGATCCAGGTTCTCACCCCCAAGCTTCAGAACCTTGAAAACAGCAAATTCTCGCTAGGCCAGATTCCGAAAGTCGCGGCCTACACGGTGGCGACGCTTCCGAGCGCGACGACGCATTTCAATAGCGTGGTCATCGTGACGGATGAGGCCGGCGGACGGACGCTCGCCACGAGCGACGGGACGAACTGGAAGCGCGTTAGCGACGGAGCGACTGTATCATGAGCACATCGGCATCGAATTATGGTGGTTATCCCGTACAGGACGCGGGGGACAACCTGAACACCTGGGGCACCGACACCACGGCGGGGCTAAACAACGCCATCCAGCAGATGTCCGAGGGCATTCACGGCGTCGTTACCCATACGGTGACCGGGGACATGGCCCTCACGTCATCGAACTATGTGAGCCAGCAGAACCGCCAGCCGGGGCATATCCTCGCGGGCTCCCCGTCCGCCGCGTTTACGGTGACGTTGGCGAGCGTCAAAAGCCGATTTATGATTCACAACAAATCGGGGCAAACCGCGACGATTAAGACTTCCGGCGGGTCCGAGACGGTCACTCTCGCGACGGGGCAGGGCGTCAGCATCGTTTGCGACGGGACTGATTGTTACGCCACCGGCCCGATTAATCTTGATGACCTGGGCGCGCCAACGTCATCCGTTTCAATGGGGTCGCAAAAAATCACCGCGCTTGCCACGGGGACGGCAACAACGGATGGCGTGAATGTCGGGCAGATGAACACGGCCATCGCATCGTCCGCGATCCCGGCGGCGTCCGGCGCGGTTCTGGTGAGCGCGAACGATACGACAGCTCGGTATCTGAACGGCGCTCTAGTGGCTGGTTCTGGCGTCACGTTGACCGAAAACAATGACGGCGCGGACGAAACGCTGACCGTGGCGGCGGATACCGCCGTGGTATCCCCAGTCTCGAATCTCAATCTTAACCACGCGATGGCGATGGGAGTCATGTAATGGCCGCACCAACGATTTCTGGCTCAACGACGGTCAAGGAATACGGGTTTTCCGTTGCCTTTTCGTCCGCGACCACGAACCGCAACTTTCTTTCGAACACGGCAAGCAGTGGCAAACTGGTCCGGCTCGTTTCCCTTGTGGCGGTGAACAATGACGCCAGCGCGGCGGCAGTTACGGCGCAGTGCAAGCGGTACAACCAAGACGGCGCGGGCATCAACTCCGATGTCGGAGACAGCCAAGTGGCTTACGGCTCCGACACGGTTGCCGGGTCTTCGTTGGGTGATGTTATCCCGCTGAATGTGTCAATCGACGCGGGAAAGGCGGTTGTTCTTGTGGACCGCAACTCGCCGATCGACGTGATGGAGGACCAATCTTTGGTTGGTCAGGCGTCGGCGGCGGATGATTTGACGCTCAACGGCATCTATCAGGTGGTCGGCTAATGCGAAACCCTCTCATAGGCGGAGCGCTTCCCGACTGCCCGATCCAGCATGTCGCGGATGGGGTGGTCGCCGTCGGCGCGTCCGACGCGCTCCTGGCCAATGTCGCATTGTTGTTGATGCCAGAGGACGGCGACGCCTCGATACTCGACAAATCGCCAAACGCCAGAACGGTGACTAACACTGGGCCGGTGACGATCGAGACGGACGCTGAGAGCCCCACCGGATACGCCATGGACTTCGGCTCCGAGACGGACCTGTTTTACTTGACGTTCTCCGATGATGCGGGATTGAAACCAGGGACCGGCGATTTCTGCATTGAGACGATCGCCTATGTAAATAACACCGCTACGGGAACAAATTGCATGACCGGGGCGGCGTCTGGCGGGTCTACCGGCGTTTCGTTCAATTTCCCGTGGTTCTTCAACACGACTAGTGGCCCCTATGCCTACCCGCCAGCGGCGGACATGGGCTGCAACAACGGCGGGATAGCCACGAGTGAGAGTGGGGTGTCGTGGAACCGGCCAGCGTATCATCATTGGGCGTGGTCACGGTCGGGCACAACCTATCGCCTGTTTTGTGACGGCAATGAAGAAGCGACAGGCACGGATAGCACCAACATTGGGGCATCGAACTGGTCGCAATTCTTGATCGGCATGTGGGGGCTAACCAATGTCCGTCCTTTCGGAGGCCGAGTCGCAATGTTTCGCCTCACGATAGGGGCTGCTCGGTACACTGCGAACTTCAGCCCCTTCGCTCTCTTTCCTAAAGTTTGAGGACCGGCCATGACGCTCTATTCATTCAACGGCGCGGCTCCGGCTCCGCTTCCCAAATCGCACCTTGCGGCGGATGGCACCAACTACACGGCTCTCAATCAGTTGCCCGATGCCAAACTGGCCACGCTGGGCTATGTCGCGGCCACAGGCGCGCCGGCGTTCAATCCGAACACGCACAAGCAATCGTACGACGGGTCGGAATGGGAGACGGTAGCGTTGACGGAGGACGAGACGGCGGCGCGGGTGGCGAGCGTCCGCGTCAAAAAACTAGACGCCCTCCGCGCCGAGTATCGCCGTCTATCGCAGGCAGGGATGACCTTCAACGGCATCCCCATTGCCACAACGCCGGACGCCGTCGCAGAGATCAAAGAACTGAAAGACGCTTACGCGGATGGGAGTTTGACCGGCACGAACAAGGTGACCACGCGCTCCGGCAAAGTGATTCCCATGACATCCACTCTTGCCACGGCGTTATATCAACAGGTGGTCGATCACAAGAAAGACTATCAGGCGGCTGAAAGCGCGCACGCCGAATATATCAACGATCCCACTCGAACGGCTCAAGAAATAGCCGATCGGGACATCACAGCCGGATGGCCGTCGTAACATGGCGAACTTCGCCCCCCGTCTCCGCCCTGGTGTCGTTAAGGACAACTCGGAATTGTCATCCGAGGGCGCCTATACCGATGCGGACAAGGTTCGATTCCGCGTCGTGAACGGGGAGGGCCTGCCACAAATCATCGGCGGGCAGGAAAAGGCGACGCTCGACACGGTTGCCGGGAAAGCGCGCGCCACCCATGCATGGGAAGACAATGCCGGGCAGAAACTTGTCGGCATTGGCACGCATAAAAAGCTCTATGTCTACCATGACGCCAGGATATGGGATGTCACCCCATCACGGGCGAGCGGAGAGTTTACCAGCGGCATGGCGACCGTCGGCGGGTCAACCACTGTCACGGTCACGCACACGGCGCATGGGGTGACGGTTGGCGATGCGGCGTATTTGCAGTGCGCGGCGACGGTTGGCGGGTTGTCGATCGGCGCTTCTGGAACGCTTGGTTCGGGGCTTCTCGAAACCATCCAGAATTCCAAATTTATGATTATCAACCACACGGCGCACGGTCTGACCCGAGGGGAATACGCGACCCTCGGAAGTTCGGCGGCGGTTGGCGGCGTTGGAACGGGGGATATTGATAAAACCCACCGGGTCTATGTTCTGACGCCCAATGCATACCTGATCCACGTCGACACCGTGGCCACGAGTTCCGCCACGGGCGGCGGGACACCAACGTACACGTATTATCACGAGCATCCGGTTGAATCCGTCACGGACGCGGACACCTATGCTTTCACCGCCCGATCGGCGGCGGATGCGACGGCATCGGCGGCGGGGGGGGTGTCGAAATACTTCTATGAAGAGAACATCGGGCGCGAATTTGGCGTTACTCAGGCGGGCTATGGCACGGGGACTTATTCGTCGGGCTATTACTCCCGGTCATCGACGGAAAGCGACTTGCGGGCGCGGGTGTGGCATATCTCGAATTACGGCCAGAATATGGTGGCCAACTATCGGGAGTCCCCGCTTTATCGTTGGGCCAACAATCTGAGCCAGAACGCGGCGGCGCTCTCGGCAACGGACGCCCCGGCGCAGTCCCTAAGCCACTTCATGACGCCGGAGCGGTTTCTGGTGGCCCTTGGCACGGAAGATGCGGCAACGTCGACACAAGACCCCATGCTCGCCGCCTGGGCGCTGCAAGAGGGCGGATTCACTAACGGTGACTGGACCCCGGCGGCGACGAACACGGCGGGCGATTTTAAGCTTGCCGAGGGCTCGCGCATTGTTCGCGGCATGGCGATGCCGTTCGTGAACGTGATCTGGACTGACACCGCGATGTATCAAATGCGGTATTTGCAAGACACCACCTTTGTTTTTGGCTTCGACCTCGCGGGCACCGGATGCGGTCTGATTGGCTCTAACGCGGCGGTCAGGGTCGGGGATACCGGCGCGGTATATTGGCTCTCCACCAGTCGGAAATTCTTTGTCTGGCAGGGCGGCGCGCCGCAAGAGATTCAATGTCCTGTGCGCGAGTGGTTCTTTGACCGGCTTGCGAATGTCCAAGAGGAATTGATTTTTGGCGGTGTCAACGGGCGCTGGAATGAAATTTGGTGGTTTTATCCGGGGGCGTCGAACGAGTGCGATTCCTACCTGATTTACAACTACAAGGAAAACCATTGGTCGATCGGCACGTATGACATTTCCGCCTGGGTTGATCGCGGCGTTCTGCAATACCCGATGGGCATCCACACCGACGGGACGGTCTATCTTCAAGAGCGCGGAGATACCGACGGCGGCGACGCGATCACCTGGCACGTCGAGAGCGGTTATATCGATCTCGGTGATGGCGACAACCTCATGATGGTGCGGCGGGTCACGCCTGATTTCGCGGATCTTGTCGGCGGGGCAACCGTCACCATGACCGGGAAAATGTGGCCGCAAGGAACGGAGAGCGAGAAGTCGTTTGGAACCCTCGGCTCCACCACTAAATACCTCGCCGCGAGGATCAAGGCGCGGCAGGTGAAGGTCAGATATTCCGGATCTTCTGCCCCCGCGTCGGGACGGCTGGGCCGGATGACTTTTGATGTTCAACCGTCTGGTGAGAAACGGTGACGCCGGAGACTTGGGCCAAGGCCAAGCCCTTAATTGAGGCGGCGATACGGCGGGGCTTGCCCACGCACAATGCGGAAGATGTCCGCAAAGCGATCGAAGCCAAGACCATGCGGCTTTGGTGCCACGGCGAGACAGCGATTGTTACCGAGATGGTCCAGTTCCCTCGACTGAAAGCGTGTCGGGTCGTTTTTGTCGGCGGGCGAATGGCCGATGTTGAGGAAATGAAGCCGGATATCGAGGATTGGGCGCGGTCCGAAGGGTGCGCGTTCATGTTGGCCGGTGGCCGAAAAGGCTGGGTTCGGGCGTTGCCGGATTATTCCGTCTCGGCCCATTTATTGGCAAAGGAGATAGTGTGATGCCTGGTGGTGGTGGTGGGACGCAAACGACGAGTTCGGAAGTCCCCAAGCAATATAAAGATTTTGCCAATCAAAACCTTTCGATCGCGGGGACGATGGCGAACTCTCCCTATGTCGGTTATCAAGGCCCGACCGTGGCCGGATTTAGCGGCATGGAGACCGGCGCGTTCAATTCGATGCAGGACAACATGAACGCCTGGGGGCCGGCCATGCGGCAATCCGCCGAGGCGCTTGGTGGGCTGGCGACTGGCGCCGGCGACGTGACGGTCAGGAACGGCTCGGAATATCTGAGCAATTACCAGAACCCTCACGAAAACACCGTCGTCAACAACACCATCAACGACATGACGCGAGCGAACACCATCGCTCAGAACGGCCTCAACGCGACGGCGGCGGGGGCGGGGGCATTCGGCGGCTCGCGGCATGGCATTGCCAATGCGGAGATGAACCGAAACCTGCTCGATAGGGTGGGCAATACCGCCGGTCAATTGCGCCACCAAGGCTTTACCACGGCGGCGGGGCTCGGGCAGACTGATGCCTCTCGCCAATTCCAGGGCGATACGTTCAACACCAACACGCGGTTTCAGGCGGCTCAGGCGGCTCAGAACCTCGGGCTTGGCGCTCAACGCGCGGCGCTACAGGCCGGCGGGATGCAACGTGGCATGGATCAAGCAAACCTCGACGAATCCTATAACCGCTTCCTTGATGAGCAGGAGCATCCGATGCGGATGTTGGCGATGCGTCAATCCGCTCTTGGCCAGACGCCTATGGGGTCGATCCAACGGTCCCCTAAGCCGGGCATGGATGTCGGGGGGCTTTTGGGCGGCGCCGGGACTTTTGCAATGGGCGCGGCGAAATTGGCGCCATTTCTCTGTTGGGTGGCTCGCGAGGTCTATGGCGAGGATGATCCAAGGTGGCTGGAATATCGTGACAAGATGTTGGCGCACGGTTCCGACGAATTGGTTAGCGCCTATGCCGAGCATGGCCCGGCCTTTGCCGAGCACATCCGCCATAATCCGGCCATGAAGGCGCAGGTTCGCGAGGCCATGGATATGGTCCTGGCGGCCTAGAGAGGAGACCGGCGATGGACAATCTTGGGTTTGGCCCCGCCGCCATTCGGGAAGCGCATTTGCAAGAGTGGCTACGCTTGATGCAGATGGGGCGTAAGCCGCAACCGATCGCCGCCCCACAACCCCCACAGAGTCAGAACCTTGGCTTCGGCGCCGGAATGGGCGCTTTCGGCGATAGCATGAAGAAGATCGCCGGGATTATGGAAAAGAATCGTCAGGCGCAATTGGTTGCGGGCGGCGGCTACCCGGTGAACGGTCAATTGCCCGTCGGCCTCGGCGGCCTTTCTGGGATTTAGGAGAAACGCTATGAGCAATCTTGGATTTGGCCCCGGCAACATCTTGGCTGGCCATAGAGCCAACCAAATGCGCCTGATGCAAATGGGCCGCGCTCCTAGCCCCATCGGCGCTTCGGCCCCGCGTCCGCAGCGTGACATGGGCACTCAATTGGGCCAAGGCTTGGGCGCAATCGGCAAGATGCTGGGGCAATTCGGCGAAAAGCGGAAAGCCGAGGCCCAGGCCGCGACCGAGCAAAAGGCCGTCATGGGGTTGTTGAACGAGGGCCGCAACCAGGCTCTCGCGGAGCATGGTGGCCCAACCATTCAAGCGGCGTCTCAGGCCGAAGCGGCCAAACCGATGTTCCCGCCGCAAGTCGAACGGCTGGCGCGTGCCTGGGCGAAATCTGGGAAGGCCGAGGACGCGATGGGTCTGCTCCAAAGCTACGCGCTCAAAGAGCGCCCGGAGAGCAAGCCGACTATGATGCGGCTGTTCCACCCGAATAACCCCGAAAAGTCCGTTGATTTGCCGGAAGGCTCGCCGCTTCTCGAGCAATACACGAAAGTGGGATGGAGGTTGGAGCCGGGCGGAAAGGCGGTGGAGCCTAAGATCATTGAGGGTGCCGATGGCTTTAACCGTTATGTCGACGGCCCGAATGCGGGCAAGCGGGTGTTCCCTGGGTTGACGAAGGCGCCCGAGAGTCCATTCGATAACCCGCGCTGGGCGGAGCAAGCCTTGCATGCCGCCGCGCAAGGCAGGGCATCCGACCCTGCGTTGCTTCGGTTGGCGGTGTCCAACTTCACGCAGCCGAGGCCTTTCACCGACCCTATCACGGGCAAGACGCACATTATGCGTCGAGACGTGCCGCCCGAAATCATGCAGGCCATAGGGCCGATGATCGGGCAAGCGGAGGGCGTGCAAACTGCGCCGGCGGGTGGCGTCTCGGTCGAGGCCGTTGACCCTGACGGGCCGGGCAAGTTCTCGGAAGCGCAATCGTCATCCGCTGGTTATGCGAACAGGATGACGAAGGCGGGCGCGACGATGCGAGAGATGATCGGGAAGGGGTTTGACCCGGCGAGCGCACTCCAGCATGGGGCGGCTGCGATTCCGGGCATTGGCAACTACCTGGTCTCCACGGATCATCAACTTTACGGCCAGGCTCAGGAAGATTGGGTCCGCGCCAAGCTTCGTAAGGAGTCCGGCGCTGTGATCGGCGATGAAGAGATGGTGCGGGAGATCCGAACATACTTCCCGCGCCCTGGCGACAGTCCCGAGGTTATCGCGCAGAAAGAGCGCTCCCGCGAAACCGCCCTAAACTCCATGGTTGGGCAGTCCGGGCAGGCGTATCAATCTCTGTTTGGAGGGCGGAACGAACCCGCGCCCGCAGCCACGTCCGTAGATTTCTCTGCGATGTCGGACGAAGAGGTGATGCGCGCCGCTGGGATGTCAGAAGAAGAAATTGGGGCCATCCTGAGATCCCGATGATTTGAGCCCCGCGTCAGTTTGGTGATCGGCAAAACCCAAAATTCTGACTGGCGGCGAATTCAAATGCATTGCCAGGTCGAGAAAGCAATGTATGGCGGCTATGAACACTCTTCATCGTCGCCAGAGTGATCGTTGTCGTTTGGACGGCGCCGGTTCCCAGAACTTCCAAGAACGTTATTCCGCCGTCGCCCCGGGCGACGGAAACGTCAACAATCCCATTGTTTCCTATTAGAGTCGCCTTGCCTGCCGTTGTGTCAAAGGCGAACTCTAATCGCATTGGGGCTGCGCGACCTTTCAGGCCCGCCGCGTTGGTTGCTTTTGGGTATATGCAAAAGTAGCGCTCCACTTTGGCGTAGGCGGGCACCCCAAAACCCAACGCCAATATCAGCGCTAGAGTCATTGTTTTCATCTTCATGTGCTCAATGTAATGGAGGGCGTCGCTTTGAACAACCTGTCACCAGATCTGGCGCGACAAGAAGTCATTCGGCGGGGTTTGATTCCGGTGGATGGCGGAGGCGGGGTTTCGCGCGCGGCGGCTATCGAAGAGATGCGGCGGCGCGGACTGATTGGGGCTGACGCGCCTCCGATCGGCGGCCCCATTAGTGAGGCGCGAGCGGCCCAACCGACACCACAAGAACCGAAGCCAGACGATGGCGGCTTCATAAACGGCGTTCACCGCGCCTTGCGCGACATGGGCCAGCAGATTTCAGGGGCGATGCAGGGCACGTCGCCCATCACGTCGGACCTAGAGGGGGACTACCTTCGCGAGCCGCTGGGAGGGTTCGTGGACAATTGGGACGGCGGTCCGGCTTATCGAGATGCCAACGGCGAAATCCAGGCCATTAACCCAACCCGACATGTTTTGCTGTTCGACGAGAAATCCGGCAAGAACATGGTTTTCCCGCGAACCGACGACACGGAAGAGAGCGTTCTTTCTGGCGCCCGACTTCTCGGCATGGGGATGATCAATGCCCCGGGCGTTGCGGGGATTAAGGCGGCGAAAACGGCTCGCCTCGGGTCGGAGAAGGGCGCGCATCTTGCCGAGGACTTTGCCCGCGTGGGCGTAGAGCCTGATTTCCCGACTGTCTCCCAAAACAAGGTTGCGGGGGTGGCGAGGAACGCGCTCAAAACAATTCCAGGATCAAGCGGGATCACTCAGGGCCGCGCCGAGAAAATGGTTAATCAAACGGCGCGAGCGGCAGAAGACATCGGCGGGCAGTTCGGCTCCGCGACAACCCCGCAGGGTGCGGGGGATGTGATTCGCGAGGGACTCCAGGCGCACGCCAAAAGGTTCTCGACGGAAGCGGATAAGCTGTTTGGTCGCGTCGACGAGGCGATCCCTAAAGGGACGCAAGTCGACTTTGCGAACACCCGGAAATTTTTGGTGGAAGAACTGTCTGAGCTTGACGCGGCGCCAGACCTGGCGAATTTGCTATCGTCGCCGCTTTTAGTTGGAATCAACAAGGCCGTTTCACGGAACGAAACACTGCCGTACAGCGTGCTGAAGCACGTTCGCACCCTCGTCGGACGTAAGATGTCCGGCCCGATGTTGGTGGCCAATGAGGATCGCGCTACGCTCAGCGGTCTATACGCGTCACTCACGGACGATATGCGCGCGGCGGCGGAAGGCGCTGGCGCGCTTGACGCGTTTGAGCAAGCAAACGCCTTCTATCGTAACGGCATTGGAACGATCCGAGGCCAATTCGACCCGTTGTTGAAAAAAGCGGAAATCGCCATTTTTGAGGATATCGGTAGGGCCGCTGGGGAAAAGGGGGCCAAGGCATCGGCTAAGTCGCTCTCGAATTTGAAAGAGGCGTTGAGTGAGTCAGAGTGGGGCGATGTCGGCGCGGTGTTTGTTCGGCAGATGGGCAGGAAGACGCCAGGCGCCGCCGACCCGCTTTCTAACGAGAATTTCTCGCCCGCGCGTTTCGTGACGAATTTTGCGAAACTATCCGACGATGCGAAAGATTTGATTTTCGGCAAACCGGGAGTGGAGAAGCGGGATGCGCTAGATACCTTGGTGAAGGTCAGCGGGGCGCAAAAATCGGTTGAGGCGCTTCAAAATACTAGCGGCACGGCGTCACCATTGATTCTTGCCGCCACGGGCGCAGGGTTTTTCTCCGATCCGGTAAACACAAGCCTGGGGCTGATTGGCGCCAACGTGGCCGCGCGGCTTATGGCCAGCCCGAAATTTGTGAGGTTCCTATACAGAACCCGGCAAATGCCCGACGCGGCACGGGTCGCTCAGCTTAGTTACATGGCTCGACAGTCGCCGGAGATCGGCCCAGATCTTCGTGCCCTGCAGAACGCCATACAACAATCCAACGCAGAACCCAGCAGTGAGACAACGCCGCCACGGTAGCGAAGTCGTACGTCATAAACAGGAAATACGCCGCCGTCACGCCGGCATAGATCCAAATTTCCTTGCGGGAGACGCGAGGGGAATTAGGACTCACGCTGGGAGCCATCCGCCAAGGCTGAGGCCTCTAGTCCTCGCTGGACCAAACGCCGGATGGCTTCCGAGCGATTTGGAACATCGGCTTGCGCGGCTCGCCACTCATCGACCCGCTTCAGCATCTCGGTTGCGATGGTCAGGTGGATTTGTGCGTCAAATTTCTTTTCTGGCGGCATTTGTCCAACATGGCGATGCCGAATTGATTCCGCAAGTGGGTTGGTGCTTGCGTACCGCATGATGTGTGTAAAACATATCAATATAACAATATGGAGGGTGGGATGCGATTTCTGATGATGCTTTTCGTTATGGCCTTCGCGTTCCCGGCGGCGGCTCAGACCCGCCCGATAGCCGTGCCCCTGCAAATGATATGCACGCCGACCGAGTCATGGACTCGCCAGCCGGACATGAAGGGCATTTTAGGCGGGATGGATGAGGCTTCCGATGTTTGGAGCGTTTACGCGTCGGAAACGGGCTTTAACATCCTGGTGACGTTTCAAGGACTGATTTGCCTTGTCGGGAGCGGGAATGAAGTCGGCGATCATCTCATTCTCCCGATCCCAGTAGCGAAGAAGGGCAAGGCGTCATGAGTTTCGATCAATTGCTTGCCACCTTCGGCCCGGTTGGCGCGTTGCTGATCGTGGCCGTGGTCGCCCTTTGGGTGGCGTATCAAAAATCGGTGGCGAAGGGATACGAACGTGAGGCCAAAATGGGCGAGGCGCTTTCCCAGGCGGCGCAGAGCATGACGTTGCTCGCGGCTAGGATCGAATCCTGGGAGCGTTCGCGATGATCGCCTTGTTTTCGTGGCAAAAGACACCCAAACCCGACGCGGCGGATAAGGCCGTTGCTGATTATCACAAGGCCTTCACCCGTCTAATGAAGGCGCTCGATACCGCGACCGAGGGCGGGGTTAAGGCCATGGATGGTTTGGCGGAGCAGACGCGAAAGGCCCCCGGCGATGCCGATTGATCAGCTTTTCAACGGATCTCTTGCATGGGGCGCGTTTCTGTCGCTCGGGGCGGCGATCCTCGCAACCCTCATGGCGGTTAAGGTCTACCGCAAGCCGGGCAGAGACAGGGCGACATTGTTCCTGGCAACCGGCGTGGCCTTGGGCATTGGTTCGCAGTCCATTTTCATGGCTTGGCTTGCCGTTCTGTTGTTCCTGCATCGCCACAGCGACCACCAAGCCGTCGGCTGGTGGTTGGAGTATCTGCCCGCCGTCGCGCTGATCCCTTTTGCGAGCGGCGTCGCGGCATTGATTCACATTCGAACGGCGACTTACCAGGATCGCGGCGTGCTTTGCACGCTGATCTGGTTTGCGCTTGCGTTGGCCGTAACCGGCGCCGTCGCGCTGTTTTAGGAGAAGAGATGATCAACTGGCACTTCATCGAAGAACTTGAGGGCGCGGCGGTTGCCACGGGCTATGTGCCCCTGGACAAAGACGGCAAGCCACTCGGCAAGTCCGGCGTGACGATCGCGGGTGGTGTGGATCTCGGGCAGCGGTCGGTCAATGACTGGCGGCGTCTGGCGATCCATGAGGCAACGCTGGAGATGATCCGGCCTTATTGCGGGGTGAAGGGTGATGCTGCCGTTGCCTTGCTGAATGAGCGGCCCCTGGTCCTGGGAGAGGCGCACGTCGCCGAGCTTGACAATTGCCTCCGCGCCGAATTCACCAAGACCGTCGAAAACCGATGGAACGCCGCCACCAGCGTGAACCACGGCGCTATGTGGGACGATCTAAGCGACCGAGAGCAGACTGTTATCATGTCCGTTGCTTGGCAATACGGGACACCGTGGAAGCGGTGCCCGACGTTTTGGAGTTACGCCACGGCAGGGCGATGGGGCGCCGTGATTGCCGAGCTTCGCGACTTCGGAGACGCCTACCCGACCCGCCGGAGGAAAGAGGCGGACTATCTGGAGGGCAAACATGTCTGAAGTTATTGATCTTGGCGTCATGCGAAATCAGCGCGAAGCGCCGGACCCCGAGAACGTTCGACGCGATGAATATGGCCGTCCGTTGTATCGGTTCATGGCCGAATATGAGATGGGCCGCGACCGCTACGGTATCGATATTTGGGCGTACGACCAGAGCGATGCAGAGAACAAGGTGGTCGCCATCCGTAAAGGTTTGGTGTTGTCGGGCCAACTTTTTACATCCGTCGATGCCTGACCTTAGCGACGCTCTGCTAAGTGAGTATATCGCAGTCGCCGCCCGCCGAGGCGGTTTTTTCATGTCTGAAAGGAAACGTTATGAAGAAACTCGCTCTCGCGGGCGCGCTGGCGCTCGTCCTGTCCGGTTGCGCGCCCGCCGCTATCGTTGCGGGCATACCCGTGGTCATGGAGGTGTATAGTGCCGCCAAGTCGACCTATTGCGCCAATGCGACGGATGAAGGCCGGGCGAAGGTCCGTGACAAGCTGACCGATGGCGAGACGGTGTATCGCTATTGTCCGGGCGATGAGTGATGATCGGCTTCACCTCGACGCCAACGCTTGGCGTGCTGCCAGATGGCAAGACATGGAAGCTGGTCAATGACCTCGAATACGAGACCGGCTATGGCGTGATCAAGATCCCGGCAGGGTTCGAGACTGACTTCGCCAGCATCCCGAGGTTCTTTCGGGTGGTCGCCTCGCCGGCCACGGGCAAGCATCGGCTAGCGGCCATCCTCCACGACAGCCTCTATACCGACCGGATCATTTCACGCGGGCTCTGTGATTGGTATTTCCGCGACGCCATGATCCGTGATGGCGTGCCGCTATGGCTGGCGTGGATTATGTGGGTTGCAGTGCGGGTCGGCGGCGGCGGTCACTTCAAGGCCACTAAATAACCCAAAAATCCGGAATTAGGTAGCACGCGCACCTAACGCCTGGGAGACCGTGAATGATAAGGAAATGGTGGGCGGTAGCTGCGGCGCTGGCGTTATGTGGCTTTGTTGAATCCGTCCACGTAGTTGAAGGAAACGTCGGCGGTGGCCGCAACTTCGCCGGCATCGTCCACTCTTTTGAAGTTTTCGCCAATACGATAGACGGGCCAGTTTTCGTACCGCCAGCAAGATGTACCGAATTCCGCGACCAAAATTTGCTGTTGGGAAAGGTCCAGTCCTTCGATAAGAAGGTTTTCTTGCCGTTCAGCGGAATCAGCGGACCGCGTAGCAGCGTCAGCCGATCGACGCTGTTCTATGAGGTCGGCGGCCTCACGCTCTTGGGAGTTCTGAGCGCGTTCTTCGGCGCGCTTGGCTTCGTCTGGGTACTCAACAATGCGGACTGGAAGCGCAAATTGAGCGGGGGGATTGTCGCCTGTATAGGCCTCACTGGGACGATCTTCTTTTACGCCTGGGGGGCTTACTTGCACCCCCTCGGGTTCTTGTTGCGCCTGTAGCTGAATCGGAACGAACAGGATCAATGCTTAACGACTGGCGTTAGAACGCTTGACATCGCCGGGGGCGAAACACATATGATGATCAACACGATCCAACGTGGCCCCTGCGGGGGTCGATTTGACCGCAGCAATGGCCTTGCGATAAGTCGCATGCCCCATCGCGGATGACGTTTCCGCATTTGGATATCGGCGAATCTGGCTCGTCCAAGAATTCGCGGATGACGCGCATGTGCTTCGGGCGACGGAACCTGCGAATATTCAGTTTCTGAGCGTCATCAGGGGCCAAATCCCCCTGGTCCTCCATGCTTAGTTCGCCCGGGTCTATGGTCCAGGAAAACTTTGCGCCCTTGCTTGATGTGATCGTGGCGGTGACAACCCCATCTAGCGCGACCATGTAATCATCTTGATAGCCATAAACCCGCTCGTCCGGGATCAGCCCAACAGTGCATTCCACCTTGATGCGTCGTCCAGGCCTAAGCTCTTCCGCCAAGCGCGGACAATTGAACGACGCGGACCTAAGTCCCTTAATGCCTTTGATTGCGGATCGGTACTCCTCGCCAAGTTTGCACTCCTTCCGAAAAGTGCAGCCGTGACATGGTTTGATATAGCCGCTCACGACGCCACCCCCATTTCCAACTTCCACCCTAACCCATTGAGGCCGTGTGGCGGCTGGAGGGGTTCAAAAGTTGGAAATCGCGCGGATATGCCGGAGGGTGCGCGCCCTCTCACGCCGTGAACGTGCATAGCGGAGCCATGATTTGCACAGTTCTGTTGCTCGGGCGTTACTCGGGCGTTATAGGGTATATCGGGTGTCATTTCGTGCCGCCTCCTGCTTTAGAAAGTCCAGGTTTGCTGCGGCTTTTAGCGGCGGGTCGTTTCCCTGGGGGTGTAGGGGTCGTGGGTTCAAATCCCGCCGCTCCGACCAATCTTCCCAATGACTTAGGCATTGGGACTACAGCGGGCGAAACCGCATTCGGGCGAAACTCGGGCGTTATAGCCCGATCGACCCGCTTTTGAAGGTCCACGAAATAGGCGTCAATCGCCCTCGAAACGTCCCCGAGATAGTCGGGGCTGTACTCACCATAGAGTTCGGTGATCGGGTTTCGGCTATGACCAAGCACGCCAGCCAGATCGTCCACTGACACACCGCGCCGCCGCAGTTCCGTGGCCATGGTGTGGCGGATGGATTTGGAGACGAAGGTCGCTGGCAATCCCACGACGCGGCGCAGCCTTCTGATGGCGCGCTTCATCGACCGGATCGGCTGGCCTTTCCACTCGACCAGATAGGCCCGGTCAATATCACGGAACCACCAGGCGAACGTATCGCACATGGGCACGATCGGGCGGCGCTTGATCGTCTGGCGTCGTCCCTTGGGGTTGAGGGTGATGAGCCGGTCGTCAAAGTCGATTTGACTTCGGGTTAGGTCTAGCACGTTCTCGGGCCGGGCGAGGGTGGTCGCCGCCGCCATGAACCAATCCATGACGTGAGGCGCGTCGATCGCGTTGACCAGGCGGGCCATTTCATCGATCGTCAGCTTGCGCTCGGGCGGGTCATTGGGCCGGATGTTCTCAATAAAGGGGGCAGACAGCAGAATGCCGCGCCGATGCGCTCGGGAGATCGCGCCGCTCAGAACGGTCAACTCGCGCCGGATGGTGCTGTCGGAAACATGCTCGCGCCGCGCGGTCACATAGCCTTCCACGGCATCGGGGGTGAGGTCCGATACCGGACAATCACCGAAATGTCGGTTCAAATGCTCCACCGCTATGAACCCGGATTCCCGGCTCGCCAATGTGGTTATGTGCTCTTGCGCGTAGATCACGAGTATCTGTCCTAAGCCGACTGACTCGGGTGCGGCGTTCTTGGGCTTGTCGTGTTCGATGACGTGTTCGGCGAGCCGGATCTCAGCTTGTGAATGCTCGCGCTCACCAGTGCTTTTCCGTCTTGTCCGCTTGGCGGTCGCGTCGTACCAGCAGATTGACCAGTGTTGTTCACCGGGGCCTTGGTGGAGCCAGAATCGCTCTTTTCGTCTTGGTCGCGGCATGGTTTGACGCTCCTGGATTCGATGTAGTCGCGAATGTGTTCGGCGGTCAGCATCACCTTGCCGGCAATCTTTGTGAAGCCGATATTCCCGCGATACCGTTCTCGCGAGACAGTGCCTCGATCGCAGCGCAGGCGCTTCGCGGCCTCGGCTTCGGTATACAGTTCGGGGATGATCGCGTCGGCCATGGTCTCTAGCCCTCCGCCTGCGGTGACCAATCCCGCAATCGCACTGTCGACTTTCTCAACACCCAGATTGATTTAGCCGGGCATACTCCAGCCGCGCCAGATCCGGCGACGACGGGGGTCACGATTTTACAAACAAGCACGCCGCCAAAATCAGCCATCACCGTTCTCCCGT